ATAAATTTTACATGTTATTAAATCAATATTATTATTACATACATAACAACATATTGTTGTAAGTGGGGTATAAGAAATGTTAATATTGTTCCATCTTTTTATCAATCTATTTTTTGACATATAACACTACAATAAAATAAATAATTCAATAACACTAACTACATAAGTTTGTTCTTCTATCGTAATACTTGGACTACTAGGTATCATAATTACTTCTCGGTTTAATAATTCTGATATTTCGTCATCATTCTTAATAATCATTAAATGTCCATGTTTATTAATTGGGTAAAAAAAAGGTCGTATGTCTACATTATTTTTTTTAAAAAATTCCGTGGTTTCTTCAATTGTTTTATTATTACCTATTATGCGAAGAGCAAATATCCAATGTGCATTTTCAGTATGTTCTTCTTTTTTGAAAATTTCAATTTTTCCAGAATTAATTAGTGGTTGTAATAATGTTTCATAATTATCAAAAATTTGTTTTTTGTTGGATAAAATAGTATCAATATCATTTAATTGCGCATATAAGAATGCCGCCTCAATATTGGTCATTCGATAATTGTAAGCATGAACATCATGTAAATAACGGGTTTCTGACATTCCTTGTGAATATACTTTTTTAATATATTCATAAACATCTTTATGTTTGGTTAAAAATGCTCCTCCTTCTCCAGTTGTAATTGTTTTATTACCATAAAAACTAATAGACGAACATAATGTATCTTCACTAGTTCCGGAATATATATCATTATATTTACCAAACAACCCTTCACAGTTATCTTCAACAAAAATTAAATCTGGTCTTATTTTTTTTAATCGTGACACATTAATTATATTTCCTAAATTATGAACAATTAATACTGCTGCATTTTTATCTAAACTGTTAATGTATGATTCATCGGTTTCTATATTCCAAGTTTCTACATTCATTTTCATAACTTCAAGTTGTTCAATTGTATACACCATTAATGCTGAATTCCAAGCTGCTACATATGCATTGTTGGGTACATATATTTTGCTTATTTCAGGATATTTGTATTTTATAGATAAAAATAAACAATGGGTAGCACATGTACCATTTGCCAATAAAATAGAATAACAATTTAATAGGTCGGACAATCTGGTTGTTGATAAATTAATATATTCACCGTGATTAGATATCCAACCAGATTCTATAGCTTTTTTAGCTTCTTCTGTATATTTTTTTATACTAGGATTATAAATATTAATCATAGTATATAATTATATTTTTATTGACAAATAATCCAATTATTTTTAGGTTTATGCCAAAATTGTTTGTAATATATTTCTCCATCACTTAGTAATGCTGCAACAATTCCTGTAAATGTGTCTAACATATTGTAATTAATGTAAAACTTTACATCATTATCTGCTAAATCCATAAAATTGTTTATATCTCCTTGTGAATAAACATGGAATACAATTTATTTATCTTTATGTTTTTCTCGAATAGTATTCATAATAACTGTTTGGTGTTGTTGCTCTATCACCTGCTAACCCTCTATCTACTACATTTTCTCTTCGAATATGTATTTATACATTAAACTTGTTGTTGAAAAAATTTTTATCTTTATTTTTCCAAAAACATTCCTTTATAAAATTCATACATTACATAAAAATATATTAAAAATTAAACGTACTCTTCAGGTTCTATGATTTTTACTGGATGCACCTTGTGCACTCGTTACGATTACCTTGGTAGCTCCTTCACCACAAAGGTTCATGCTCGCCAAATAAACTAATTCTTTCTCAATTTATTGGGCTTTTCTTTTTTTTCTTTGGACTTTTCAACTGGTATGTGTTTGGTCTGTTGTAGCAACTCTTCGCGGTCTTCTTCAGACATTGTAACTATAGACGAAGCAGTACAATGTTGTAAATCAGCAATTGAATAGGGCTTGTAGATGATTCGACTACTGTCTGGTATTTCAGCTACATATTTTAATTTTCGTATTTCGCATAAAATGGGTCTTAACTCATCGTATATTTTTTTAACATCTGCATCTGGATTTTTTAATTGTTCAATTAGGTCATCTTTGCGTTGTTCAAACCCTACTATGGAATGTTGTTTAGGATAAACAATATCTTTGTATTCTTCTATACATTGCACATAATGTTCATGATTTGTTTTGTACAACTCTTTTAATTGGTCAATATTGCTGTCTTGTTCGTGCGAATATCCAAACAAAATTTTGAATTTTGTACTTAGAATAGTGTCTACTGTAGTTTCATAGGATTGCTTAGATTCTTGGTAAAATTCGTTATACATGGTACACGTTTCAATCGGTATAATCATATTAGATGCACACCCTACGGTAGGGCATACGCTAATCAAATTACGGTCTTTTATTTGAAAAACTAGGGAAGTCATGTATACTTTCTGACAATGAATACATTTACGTTTATTTTTTTTTTGAACAGATTCATCGTATATATTTTTCAAGGAATAATATTCATCCAACAGGTTGGATGCTTGAATCTTGACTTTATATAATTTGGTAACTTCAAATGACATATATTATATTTTTACTATTTTTAATTGTTTTGTAAACTTAAATTTTTCCACACTTCGATTTCTTCGTTTCAAGTTACAATCTAAACAACTAATGACTATATTGTCCTTGTTGTGTCCCATTCGATTATCAATTCTGTCTAACGTCCATTGTGATTTATCGTTAGGTTCATAATGAAACAACATGGTTTGCTGACAATACAAACATTTCATTTTACATATAATCAATTTTTCCAATACTAATTCGGTCGTAATAAAATGGGTTTCACTGTAAATTTGTTGTTTTATGTCTTGTTGTTTGTATCCATTTAATTTTTTAGTGACACATGCTGGTTTTATATTCCCTAAATACATTTCATTTAATTCAGACATAAATAATTAAATATAAAAATTGATATGAATAAATTGTATCTTTAGATACTATAGAATGATTATCCCTGTTCGTTGTTTTACTTGCGGAAAATTGATTGGAGATAAATATCGATGGTATCTAGAACGTGTCGCCGAGCTAAAAGAAAAACGGGTAAAAGATAAAAAAGGAGAAATACCTGAATATTTTCACATTGACTTTACAGAAGAAACACCTGAAGCCCAAGTACTGAATGAACTGCGATTAACTCGGCAATGTTGCAGAAGGCACATGCTAACCCATGTAGATATTGAATAATTATAATAATCTATTTTTTTGTAACCATGCATCTAAATCTTGAATGTAGCGTGTTCTACTCATAGAATCTAAAAACATTCTAGGATTATTTGTTTTTTTTGTAAATTGTTCTCGAAACAGTTTGTAACATACGAGTAAATTGACGCGTTGGTACATACTCATATCATCGTAATTGTACAATGGTTTTTTAAGATTAGTATTCACTGAATTGTGAAAATAAAACAACATTTTTTTACAATCTTCTTTCGTAGGAGGTGTTCGCACTGTATTCATAAATTGTGTTGCATGTTGGGCACAGTCAGGACACGGTAACATGGTACAAATTTTTTTAATATGCGCCATTACTTCATCTTTAATAAGCAAATAATGATTTGGATGTATTTTTTCTATCAATGTATGAAAAAAAAACCATGTTGGATTTGCCCAACTTTTCGACATAGTATAATAAAATATAAATTTCTAACGTCTAGATTTTACGAGTGCGTCTGCGATTTAAGCGTGTTCTATGTCCACCGTTGAACCCTTGTGCAGCTTTAATTTCTTCAGTATATCTTTTAGTCTTGACATCAAACAATGATTTGCCTGTCTAGGTGCAGGAATCACGAAATTTCCTAAATAAATAAATAACTTATAATTGTAAAATGAATCAAATCATCCATATCAAGATTCTCTAAACATAGTTTTGTTTTTTTTGCTAATGTTAATATAGAACAATAATGATTATATTCATTCAACACTTCTTTGATTCCATAACAGGGCGTCCAATTATCTCCAGTAATACTGGAACAACACAAACAACAATTATAAAGTTTAATTTTATATTTCTCTAAAAAAGGTTTTAATAGTTTAAATTCATTTTCTAAATAACGTACATAAAACATGCCGTTTACTTTCAACAAAGGAGGCACAAAAGGATAATTGGTAGGTATAGTAAAAGTCGCTCCAGGTGCAAACGGCATATTTTGATAGGTTTCATTGACTTGTATATTGGGAACTATATGTTTTTCTTTTTCGAATCGTCTGATTCTAGCCTCCATCTATAATAACCAATAAATTGTTTTTATACTGTATTTTTTTCATATTCGTCCCAATGTCTGCATCCCATACGTGCATTGCAATTGGCGCATATAGGTCGCAAATTTTCAACTATATCTTCTCCTCCCCTGCATTTGGGTAGGATATGACCACAATGAAACGCGGAATCTTGTTCCTTGAATAACATTGTTGTACAATTACGAATAGGGCATTTACCTTCCATCTGACTTCCAAATTCTTTATCCCATACCTTTTTACGCAAAGAAGCCGTTATCATTCGTTTGGATGGTAGAGGGATTACGTTAGGAACTACATTGTCGTGCAACAAAAATTCAACAAAATTCAAACGAGTCAATGATATCCATGACCCCCGTTTGTAGTATTCTTTTTCTTCAGGTTTTACCGTAAACCAATCTACATGTTCTTTGAATAATTTAAGTTTTGCATGAATATCGTCAACTACTTCTTCTGCATTTTGTTTGGTCAACAAATAAGGATGAATTTTGTGCATAAATTCTTTCAATGTATATATTTTATCATTTTCTTTAAATGCACGTTTCGGTGAAAATACATAATGTTGTTTCAATAATTCACACACGTCATACACCCGTTTACTAATCGTTGCTCCAAGCGATATAAACTCACGATTTTTATAGGAATCGTGGTTCAATTCACGAAACAGGGATAACTGATATTCATCATTGATAATGTTGAAAAAGTAAACGTTGAATTTAAAATCTTGATTGGTAATAAAAGAACTCAAATTGGTTTGCAATTGCTTCAACATGTCAAATCGATGTTGGCCATCAATAATGTAAATAGATTCTTGGTTGTAAGGTAGAACTCCGAACACTATATTATTTTTTAAATGAAAAAAATCGTGGTTCGTAAAAAAATCGCGCTGCATTGCATTTACTTTGGTTCGATTAAGTTCCACTTGGTAACTTGGAATGGTAAACTTATCATTCATGGTTAACAATTCTGAACCGGATAATTCATACATGATGCAATTTTCATGTCTATGTATGAATTTACGACGAGGTAATACATCTTTCACAATTTGAATGAAAGATTTTTTCATATAAGTTACTACTTGACATATATTTAAATAATTATAAACAACTTAATGGTGGATACTACGTATTATTTGATTATAACTATTTAGAAATAATAGGTTGAATATTGTTGCAACAATTATGTTTGAATATTTAACAAATACAAATGTTATTATAGTTTATGATACAACACAATTTCTAGGTACGAGATTTATGTTATTGTAATATTATTTTCTAATTATATATAATGGGTTCAATACTTTATTTTTATTATACTGGTGCACCGGGTCTTGCTATTTCAGTTATGGGTACAGGTAGCGTTATAAATGTTTTACTTGCATCTAGCAATACTACCTACCTACCTGATTTTAATAACCCATATTTGCCTGTTTATGGTGTTAATCTTCCAGGACCGGGATATATAACGAATAGTTATACATGGACACTTAGGTTACTAGCTAATTATTATGATCCGGTTATTCCTTTGACTTATTCTTCGTTAACCGCAATTAATAGCGGTACTCTTATATTTGGTAATACATATTTAACTCAAATAATTAGTAATGGAAGTACGATGGGGTTGAATAATTTAGACAATGCATTTTGGGAGTGTACTAGTTTAAATACGGTTCCAACTAATTTTGGAACAGGTAATGATAATATTACTAGTATGGTTCAAACATTTTGTGCAGCATCTTCTTTTAATCAAAATATAAGTGGGTGGAATTTTGAATATGTTACAAATATGCAAGGTATGTTTCAAAATGCTTCTGCATTTAATAATGGTGGTGTTTCTTTAAATACGTGGGATGTATCCCACGTTCAAAATTTTTCATACATGTTTAATAATGCTACTGCATTTAATAATGGGGCGGCCCAATGGTCTACTTCAAATCCTTTAAGTTGGAATTTAGGAACTATTACTACTATGACATCCATGTTTCAAAATGCAACTAGTTTTAATTCAGATATAAGTTCATGGAACTTATCAGGTTTAAATGGACCATTGGATAATATGTTTAATAATGCTCCTTATTTTACTTCAGATTTAAGTTCATGGGAAGTAGGAGGGTGTACAAGTATGGCGAATATGTTTAATAATGCTCGTAATTTTACTTCAGATTTAAGTTCATGGAGCATAACAGGAAATTGTACCAGCATGGTTGGTATGTTTGTAAATGCATCTTCTTTTAATTCAAATTTAGGTAATTGGAATGTGTCTCAAACTAATATGCAATCCATGTTCGTAGATACACGTTATAGTAATGATTACCCAAGTATTCTAGTACCAGACCTTGAATCATTTAATTCAATGACAATTGAAAATTATGATGCAACTTTACAAGGATGGGCTAACCAATCATGGACAACTAGTGCTAGTTTGTTTACTACAAATTGTTTAATATACTCAAATCAATCCGCAAGAAACACTTTAACAGGCAAAGGTATGATAATTGCAGGAGACGTATATATTCCAGCTAATACAGATATATATAATCCATTTTCATTAACTTATAATTATCAAGATGGTACTGCAACTACACCATATCAAATTCCATCTAATTATAATACTTGGGTAGTATATTTTGACGGTGAAGCATATACACAAACTATTTCAATCAATCAAGAAAGAACAACAGTAACATTTACTATGACTAATGGTATACCACCATTAGATTTTCCAATAAACATTGTTATTGTATGTACAGATCAATCTACAGTTCCATATTATTTTTTAGGTAATTTACAAGGAGAAGTTGTATGTTTCAATGAGGGAACAAAGATATTGTATATGAACAAGAAAATGGAAGACGAGTACATTCGTATAGAATTGTTACGTCCTGGTGATTTTGTGAAAACATTTAAACATGGCTATCGCAAAATAGATATGATTGGAAAAAATGTATTTATCAACACACCAACTATTTTCAAAAAATGCATGTACAAGATGGAAAAGACCGATACAAATGGACTATTTGAAGATTTGATAGTAACCGGAGGCCATTCCATATTAGTGGATGAAATATCAGAGGAAGAAAGGGTATTAAACGAGCAGTTGTTTTGGGGGCCAACCCCAAAATTGGACAATAAATATTTGCTTTTGTCTTCTGTTTCTAAACAATTCAAACCTATGAAAAATAATAAAAAGTACACTTATTACCATTTAGTGTTAGATAACGAGGATGTGAATGAAGAAAGATACGGTATATGGGCAAACGGCATCTTGACAGAAACACCAAGTAAAGATTTCTTTAAAAAACAAAGATTTATGTTATTGTAGTATTTAAATCCTGTTTAAAGATTGTTTTTTGAAATACGGTGTAATATCGTAACGTTTATTATTATTCCGTTCTGCCATTAACCCTCCACAACGTTCCGATAACCAGGAATGAACTTTTGTTTTTTTAATCTTTTTTTCGTTGTACACATTTTCTAATTGCAATATTGTATGAACATTGTCTTTATTTGTTATAAACGATGTATGGGCAGTCCCTACTATAGGCGTGTTCGGGTCTAAGTTAGAAATGAAAGATAATTCGGTATTTTTGTAAATTTTTTTCAATACATCAAAATGACCGCCGTCCGATATTTTTGCTTTATAATGGAATGAATACAAATCGTTAGGTTTGACATTTAAATGGGGTATTCGTTTGATTGGTGTTAGTGAATCTTGAATAAACATATACACGTCGTAATTATTGTATTTTTTAAATGCATAACACCATGCTCCTAATTCCCAATTTTTATTTTTACAATATTCAATTTTTACATCATCCGGGACGAATTTAAAATATTCAAACTGGGTTGAATCGCTATCCACAACAACAATTTTAAATTCCGGATAATATAACTTTACATTTTGTATGGTGTTGATTAATACTTGATTTGGATTTTTTGTACTTATGATACAAATAGAAGATTTATTTTTATTTTTTCGTGTATGTTGTTTAACTTGTCTCCGTTTTGTTGGCATAGTATATTCACATATTTTTAAACAATTTGAATACAAAATATACATATGTATTATGTATTTTATTACTTTTGGAAGTCATGCTAATTATATAGATGCTGCTGTTCGATTATGCAAACAGGCTAACTCATTTCATTTATTTACAACTGTCACTGCTTATACTGGCGTTTATTTGTCAAAAGATAACTCGTTTTGGAAACAACACAGAGCATTCATTACCAAACACAAACGTGGGTTTGGTTATTGGTTATGGAAACCCTATCTTATTTTGAAAACCATGAACCAATTAAAAAATGGTGATATTTTACTTTATTTAGATTGTGGTTGTGAACTTGACCTTTCTGAAAAGAAGTACTTGCTTGAATATATAGAGATTGTGAAACAAGATAAAATAATAGGATGTGACACGTACTGTATAGAAAAAGCATGGAACAAACGTGATTTAATTGATTTTTTGGATATGGATAAAGATGAATATTTGACTACTACACAACGTCAAGCAGGTGCATTGATGATATTGGTATGCGATGAAACACGTACATTAGTAACCGAATGGTACAGTCTAGCTTGTGATTATCATACAATAGATGATAGTCCATCTATATTACCCAATTATCCAGAATTCAAAGAACATCGACATGACCAATCGATTTTTAGTTTGTTGACCAAAAAATATAATTTATTTAGTACAACGTGTATTGACACGTATTGTATTAAATATCTGCGCAACCGAAGTGGAACTACCAAATTAGAATCAAAGATACAATGGGTTCCAGTAATAGCTTATTTTATTTATCTTGCAATTATGATAGTTTTGGTTCAAAATAAGTGCCATTTAGACCACAATCCACATGTCTTGCTCGCATCACATCTTCAAACGTAATCTTACCAGTAACTAAATCTTTACTTCCAAACATGCCACATCTTCCAAAATTATAATCATTGTAAATAGGGTCATACTTGAAATATTTACAATCTTTGCAAACAGGTTTGTCCATATTTTTAATAAAAGATGGATTGAGAAAAAACAAATATCCAAAATGCATACTTTATCTATCACCGTATGTTTAATAGGTTATAAAATTGAAAATAATTAAATAGATACATGCTAGTATATTCATGGAGTACGCAAATAAAACACGTGCTGAACTAATTCTCCTATGTAAAGAGCAAAATAAGAAAGGTTACAGCAGCATGAAAAAGGATGAAATTATTCAACTGTTGAAACCAATCATTACATCGCAACATGAAAATACAAACGGAATTACAGTTGCGGATTTCTTCTGCGGTGCAGGCGGATTTTCAGAAGGATTTTATCAAGAAGGATTTAATGTTGTGTTCGGTCTTGATTGCTGGAAACCAGCCCAGATTACACATGAACATAATCATCCTCACTGTAAAACAGTATGCATGAATATTTTAGATATTCAAGACATAGATTCCATTGTCCCCGATACAGATATCATTATTGGGTCACCTCCATGCGTTTCCTTTTCCAATTCCAACGTAAGTGGAAAAGCAGATAAAACTCTAGGACTTCAATTAATCCACCAGTTTTTGAAAATTGTTCTCTACAAACAATCCAAACCCAACAGTCGATTGAAATTTTGGATTATGGAAAATGTTCCCAACAGTTTAGATTTCATACAAGATAAATACACGGCTGCTGAATTAGGGTTAGACCCTTCTTTACCTGATTTAATGATTCCATGTAAAAATATTTTAATAGCATCCGATTATGGTAGTCCACAGGGTAGAAAACGTGCTATTGTAGGAAATTATATTTTACCTGAAGTAACTAACCTACCTACCTATATGAACATCATTCTAGATGCACTAGGTCCTCCTTTACACAATACAAAGCAGACTATTCTAGACCCCTCTTTTCCATTGACGTTGCAGAGTAATTTAGTGACCGACCATTTTTATGATAGTGAAATACCAAAAGAATGGGCAGACAAAGCGAAACGATTGAAAATAGACCATGGATTTATGGGTAAAATGGATTTTCCAGACCGTGTAGACCGTCTCTGCAGAACCATTATGGCTACTGAATCTTATTGTTCTCGTGAATCTATTATCTTCCCAAAAGAAAATTCAACTGGCTACCGCGCTCCAACCATTCGTGAATTAGCCTGTTTGATGGGGTTTCCTATCGATTACCAATTTGTCGGTACTAACAGTAATTCAAAACATAAACAAATTGGCAACGCCGTTTGCGTTCACCTCTCAATGGCATTAGCCAATGCTATTAAACGAGACATGAATGTAGTGTTGGTGAAAAAGGAACGAGTCTTGGTAAAAGCAAAAGTTAATTTGAATGAGTTAACAACCCCGTTATTTGCAAATTATGTTTCTTCTCCTAAAAAACTAAGCAGTAAATTTCATGTACATGTTCCATATCTTAAAGTCAACCAACTGAGAGTAGAATTAGATAACATTACTTCAGATTTTGAACAGTCAACGTTTGTCTGGAGATGTGTGTTACACAAAGGGTCAGGTAAAAAGGCAATGCAAACTCAACTGAACAATACTAAAGTACATCCTATTATATCCAATCATCGAACCTTTTCAGAAATGAACCAATGGTTAGAAGAATTGAAACCTCATGTCTACGATAGTTATCTGTTTCAACAAAAAAATTGTAATATTTCAACGGATGAAAACACACATTATTCACCTACTGAAGTATTACAACATATTTCTAATAAAATAAAAGAATTCAATATAAAAGATGAGTTTGTTGAAGTAGATGAATTAGATGTTGCATTTCAATGTAAAAAAAATGAATATCCACTTGAAATCTTATATTCTCTGTACATGGTAAATAGTGTTGTCGACCAATTATAACTATATTTTCCATATTTTTAGGTTTGTAATGTCCAACGAGTAATCCAGAATACGCTAGTTATTTTTTTAATAAAATTGAAATGGTTTTGCCGTTATAAGAAGTGTATTCACCAGATTCATTATGGCAACTATTTCAAACCTCATTCAAGACAACGACACCAAGATATTCGACATGCAAGCAGAAATGGATTGTGCGAATATGTTGATTTCGAAACTTCGTGCGGAATTGGCAATTGCACACCAAATTAACGCGGAACTTCATCAACGCACGTTCGACCTTTCTCCTGAACCAATTCCATTTTCAAAATGGGGAGGTCCAGGTGGAATAGAAGAATATATCGAAAAAGAAACGGGCGCTCGACCATTTGCTGCTGCCGGAATTAACCCACGACCTGCTCAAGCCTTAACCATTTTACGGTCAGTGCATGGTACTCATTACTATGCAGATGATTTGAGCGACATTAATCATCCCAAATATACGTTATTTGGGCATGATGGGGACCAAGATGAAGACGAAAAACAATTCAATGAACCGTTGTTGAATCCTCTAAAAACAAAAGATATTTATCTTTATCAAGTCCGAACAAACGGTAAAAAACAAGAATATTTGTGGTACGGTAAATATACCATCGACGAAAAAATCAAGAAACAGCATCCAGGTAAAAATGGTACGTTGCGCACTATTATTGTGTTGTTATTGAAGCGTGTATAATTCTTATACTTTCTATCCACTTATAAATATTCGTTTTTAATCGCCAGACTTTTACCTTCAATCAGTATATCTTCCATCTTTTTTTGGTGTAATTCGGCAAGTTGTAACGCAACTACCCGAGTAATGAATGCAGATGTAAACCCAAAGGCACGGTTCCCACTACCATGTCCAGCCCCATGTGTATGAATGTGCAAATATTTTTGTCCTTTTTGGGAAACACGTTTTTCAAGAACACATTGGCGAATACTTTTATAATCATCCTCTATCATTGTTTTCATTTCCAACGGTAGAGTTTCTAGTTGAACCAACACAATAAGCAACATGGGTTGGGTCATTAACTCTTCTACCGTTTTCATTTTTTTCTTATCATCGTTTCGTATACACAATAAAAATTGTCTGCTTTTTTCATAATAAGGACAATCTTCAAATTGTACGTGGTCAAGTATATGCTGGAACGAATCATAATTTTTTGTATTTCCGCAATTGGTAATTGTTTGTCGTTCTTTTGCATTTTTTCCAAGTTTTTTTACAAGTTTAAAAGCACATGATTTTATATCACACTTCAATGCGCCAATATCTGGTGCAGAATCACAATTGGGTTTTTGGCCAAAAAACCCATATTCTATGATTTTACCAACTAAACCCTTATCTTTTATGCTTTTTTCACTTACAAGTGATAACAATATTTCTTCACTTGGCAATCCATCGCAAATATTTCTAGCGTAGTTAAGCCATTCACGAAGTGTTTTACCCTTATTGGCATTCAAGGCTTTTATATATTCACACAAAATAGTTTTATCATTCAAAATATCAAATAAAGTAAACATGATTTATTTAGTATGTTTACTTTATTTCATTTCAATTTATTTAAAATTAAAAAATTAAAAAAACTTATCGCGAATCTAGAGCCCTAAAATACTCACGATTTTTACGAAAACGTTCCATACTTGCATCACTTACCTTTAGACCTGAATAATTTTCATAGGACTGTGGATTGGAAAAGAATAGACGACATGCTTCCTTTGGCTCGAAAGGGTCTTGGGTCATCACCACATAAAATCGCTTTTCATCGTTCGAGCCAATACGATACTTGTATTCCTCACCGGTAATAGCGTTCAAAATTGGCTTATTAAGCGATGTAATTGGTTGGTAGTACAAATCTCTGTAATCGGGTAGTTGTGTAGATGCAGAACTAGTCGAACCATAGTCGACAGGGTCCTGATATTCGGGGTCGTTGATTTCATCTGCCCACATTCTACTTATACTCTGTATATTTTTTTAACCTCTTTTATTAATTATATTTAAACTATAGTTTGTGCGTTTATTTTGAATTAAATAAAATTTATATTAGTCGTTATAATTATGGTTAAATTTAAAGATGGTTTTTTTGATGGTGGTTTTGTGGATTTAATAGATATGAATCAAGGTAAAATATATATATCAGTTAAAACTAATGTAAATAGAAGTTATAATAATACAATTGTGCGTTATTCAATAGAATCTAACTCAACAGAAATATATAAAAGTGATATAATTAAACCAAGTTGTTTAGGATATCGTGGAAGTGATTTGTATGTATTAAGTAATAATAAAATTATAAAAATAAATACAATTACAGATGAAGTAGAAGATTTTTCAACAACTGTACATGGTGAGTTTGTTATATATGAAAATTTTATGTATGTACAAACAAGAACAGGTGCAAATACTGGTTCAATTGCAAAAATAGATTTAGTTGACAATCCTGGACAAATAGTAGAGCCAAATTGGAAAGTAAATTATGTAGGTTCAATGGATGTAAGCGATGATGGTTTTATATATATAGCAAATGGAGCTTCCAGTAGTAATACTAATTATATTTATTCAATAAATATAAATACTAAAGAAACAATTACATTTACAATTATTTTAAATGGTCTAGGATATTTATCAGTAAATGGTGACAAATTATATGTATCATATCTAAAAACTGCTAACAACATATCTGCAATTGCAGAATTAGATATAAATTCTGGCGGAATATTGAATATAGATTGGTATGTATTATACCCAGACACTCCTATTACTGGGTTATATACAGATGATACAGGAAAAATGTATATTTATCTTAATTCAGGGGATTCCATGTTAGTTTCTGTTTCTGGAAATATGTCTTTAGTTCCTCCTATTAATTTAACAAGTTCACAATTTAGTACGGTTAATCAATACGCCGTTTTTACACCTGATACATTAACTGTTACAGGTAATGTAGAAATAGGTAATGGATTTTATCATGGCAATAATGTTGTTGGAACTATTTTACCAGGAAAACCACCCAATGGAAGTAATAGGACACTTTCTAGTGTTGTATTGAATCAATTAATTACATTAAAAGCGCGTGCAAGAAGTATACTAAATAGACTACCCATCAACCCATTTGTTGGTGAGATTGATACAACTTTTTTACCGAAACAACTTAATATAGCATCGGATGTTTCATTTACGGATAACGTATTAACCTTCATAGG